GCTTTTATTTTTCTAGTAGATCGTCTTCTAATTTTATCTAACCTATCAAATATTAATTGTGCTTGATCCGTCGTTATAGAATCTTTACTTACGATATCTATAATTATATCGTGTACTAAACCTCTTGTAATTAGGTTATTATCTCCTTCGTGAGATATCTCGTATAATTCTATTAATTTTTCTAAAATATTTGTCATTGTTCTATGTTTTAAAAGGGGCTTGCGCCCCCTTGTAATTATATTTCTACTAATCCCTTTAATTTTCTATGCAAATCGTGACTTGCGTGTTGAAATTCCCAAGATGTTAGTTGTTCTTGCCAACCGTCTACTCTATTAAAATTTATAACTTTTACTATTTCGTTACTTTTGTTTCTAATAATTGTAGCTTTTAATAGCTCTCCAAGAGTATGAGATTTAAATTCGAAAACCTCAAGTTTTACCTCTTTTCTACTTATTAATTTTAAATTTTTTGTATTTGTTAATGTTCTCATATTGTTATTTGTTTGTTAATAATATTCAAATATAAACAAATAATTTAACATACAAACAATTTATTAACTTTTTTGTTGTTTTATCTTTTCTATATATAAGGTAGCGTCCATAAGTTCTTCTTGAAGATGCGTAAGAAACTTATAAAACCCGTCCGGATTATCGTAAAGAGTTGTATTGTATTTTATAATCCCGTCTCTTGATCTACTCTTATATCTACTTAATACGCTTTCTACTATAGGATCTTTTGGAGTATTATAAGAATACCCGGTAGTATCGGTAGTCCATTTATTATCTTCTTGCATCTCGTGCCATTTTTTTACACTATCACTCATTGTTTTTTTGTTTTATTTCTTTTACTATCATAGCCTCTAGGATTCTTAATAGTCCGTAGCCTAAGATTATTTTAAATACCAACATCTATTTTTATCTTTAGCTTTTGTATTTCTTCCTCTAATCCTTTTACCTTTTCCTCTGCTGTTCTTGCGCGCTCTACGGCTCTTATTTTATCCGATCTATACTCGCTTAAAGATTCGTTATAAAATCTTTCGTTACGAATAAGGTTGTTTACATAAAAACCTACCTCTTGCCAAGAAAAGTACATATCGTCTAGCGCTTTGTTTTCCGGTTTAATCTTTCTTGAGTTTATTATATGCTCTCCTATTAAGTTGAAGTTAGTATAGTATTCTATTTCTTTAAAGTTGTTTATCTTTTTGCTCATTGTTTCTTTGTTTATAATTATTCTATAATATTTCTGCGTCTTTGATATCTAACATTGCTACCTCTTTAGGTATCTTATTAGTATTCTTAAATTGAGTCGTTTTGTTATGATATTGTATTTCCCATATTGGTTTTACAATATACAAATTAAATTTATATACGCCTTTTGGAGTATAATTTATATAAAGAGGTATATCTAAATTCTCTTTACATTTTAAAATTAAAGCGTCGAACTTCTTTTTTTCAATAAGTAAACTATCGTAATGCTTACCTCTACATTTTAATTCTATCCTATGGCTAGTATCCGGGCTATAACAGTCCCATCTAGACATTTGTTTTTTAGCTTTTACTAGATCCGGATAGCAGCATTTAATAAGGTACTTAAATAACTCCTTCTCTTTCAATCGTTGTACTCGTTAAATATTTTATTTAGTTTATCGTATACACCGTTTAAAAAACAACTGCCGCAACTTGTCGCGACCGCGTTACCGTTAAATACTCTATTGTATATTAATATTAATTCGGCTTGTTGATCGGGCGTAACCTTAGACGATTTTAGCTTAAAGAAAGTATCTAAATAATTGTATTCGTCTTCCGTTAAACAATTAATCTTTTTACTTGGAAAGATTTTATTTAAAGTATTCTTACGCTCTTCACATCCGCAGTCCTCTCCTAATATAAATTTAGCCGCCTTATCAATGCCAACCTTTTTAAAAACCTTTTCGACTTTATCTCCTAAACCCTTACTACTAGCTTCGTGGTTTTTTTTCCATTGTCGGTATTCTTTACTTCTTTTATCACCTTTGTAGTTTTCCATTATTTCTATTTTAATCGTTCAAAATCTCTATTTTTCCAGTCCTCGTAATCTTCTTTTAAATCTTCTCTTAGATCGTTCTTAATATTTTTTAAGCTATTAAATATACTTACCCAACTTATATTAGTTTCGGACGCTATCTTTCTTATAGACATATCGGTTTGAGAATATAGCTTCCAAAGTTTCTTATCATACCAATTAAAAGTATCTACCTTTTTATCTAAAAGAAGACAAAAATTATTATAACCTTCCTCAACGTCTAGATTATTTATATTAGGAATCTTATTAAAAAAATCTTTATCATCTATATCTTGTCTTTTAAATTTCTTTTTAGCGTTATGAAATTGAAACAAAACAGAACGCAAAGTATAAAACATATATCCTTGAGATACTTTTCCATTTTTAACTATACTTTCCTCGTTGGTATATTTATATAAAACAATATAAGCCTCTTGGACTATATCCTCGGCGAAGCTATACTCTCCTAAGTCTTTTACAAGCTTAATCCATTTCTTATGATCCTTCGCTACTATTTTTAGCCATTCGGCAGATTTTTCCATATTACGTTTACACTAATTACTCCTAACAAACATTGTAAAGTGTACTCGTCTTCCTCTATGTATTCTTCTTTGTGATATAAAAATCCAAACATAAAACCTTTTATCGGACTTATAATTATTTCTCCATTTTTTAAATGCCCTATTAATATAAAAATAAAAGCTACTAGCAATAAAAATATTAATATAATCAAAACGGTATTTTATCTACTTTAGGTATATTATAATTTAAGAGATCTCTTCCTAAATATTCAAACCCAACGTTATTAATTTTCATTTTAATTTTTATAGGATTATCGAACGGTGTCGGTCTTCCGCCGGTTTCGTTCTCTTTTACCTTGTGAATTAAAATATTAGAATACATCCAGTCACTAGGATGCGTTGTATAACGATGGATACAAATAATATCATCAGCCCGGTTACCCCATTTACCACCACCTTCAACGTCAGCCATTCCTAAAGGTTTAGGTAAGCCTTGATAGTCTCCGTTTGTATGTATTGATCTCATTGCGCTAGTTACCCCGTGGGCATTTAAATAAAGCGTAATATTTTGCTTCTTGGCTAAAAGTCTAAACTCGCTCGCTACTTGGTAATCGTAGTCGTGGGAATTACCTACTAGCTTTTGTAACGTTGGATCTTTAGCTAAACTATTATAGGGATCTATTAAGAGACAATCGTAATTCCAAGCTTCTTTAATTTGTTTCGCTTCTTTTATTAATTGCTTATAGCTATATAGATCCTCTACGTCTATAACTTTAAAATGATTATCACTCCAAGAAATAGCTTTATTAATTTGTTCGTCCGAAGCTTCCGTTATTGGTATTCCCATTTTAAACTCTATTATTTTTCTTACTATTGATTGAGGAGTATTTTCGCTTGACCAAATTAAAAACCTTAAGTTATGTTTTACCGCCCAAAGGACAAATAAATATATACAACAGGTGGTCTTACCCGAATTTGCGTGCCCGATTATTAAATTAAAATTCCCCTGCTTATATCTCAAATACTCATCTATCTCGGGTATACCTAGTTTTAAGCCTTGTTTTATTCTCCCGTACTTTATATCTAATATTTTGTCTTGTAATTTTTTAGATTGCGCTATCATATTCTTGGTTTTGCATATTTTCTCTCTGTATCAATTCCTTGCTCGTTTCTATTTGGATTATATTTATAACCTAATATAGGATTTATATTATAGTTCCAAAAATCATCCGGGAACTTTTCGCCTTCTTTTAATTTCTTTAACATTGAAGTATAAAAAAAAGGGGGAACTTAATCCCCCGTTAACTATTTTTTAAAATGGTAGATCTCCTACCTTTTCTCTTGCGGGCTGTTGTTCGTTGTTATTTACTTGCCCTACGGTATTAGCTATTTTCCAACCGTTAATACTATTGTAGTATTTTCCGTTGTACTCGTTACCTCTAATATTAATAGAAACTACTACCGGGTTACCTACCTCAAAATTATTTATTTGGGTTATTTTATCTCCCATAAAATCTATTGCGATATCTTGAGGATAAGTTTCGTTAGTCGTTACTACTATTTGGCGCTTCGCCCATTCCTTCCCCGCTTTCGAGGTTCCGGTTTCCGTTTCCATTATTAATTTGATATTTCCTGTAATCTCCATATATAGTTATTTTAATTAATTTATTTTTATAAATTGTATTGTAATATACTTTTTTTATTTTACAGTTTAGATAACTCATCTCTTACTGCTTTACTTATTTTATACTTTGCTTCTATATCTTTAATATTACCTCCTTGACTTAAAAAGTCTATAGCTTTAGTAAACTGCAAAGTATCTTTATTTAGCCAAGGTTTTTCGATAGTTGGATTTATATTACCGCTAGCCGCGTTAGCGTCGTCGTCTATAGCTTGTAAACCTAATAAACTAGCCAACGTATATCTGCGGTAGTAAGTAATACAACTTCCAAGTTTTTGTGGATCCGTTATTTCGGGAATCTTTAATCCGCTTATTACTCCTCCGGATCCTTCTATACAAATAAGCTTACTATAAACTATATCCTCTTCGATAGGTTGTAATAAAAGTAACTTATATTTTTTTAGTAAAGGTTGTAATTGTTTTATCAAAGAATTTATATCGAAGTACTTAGATTTATAAAACGGATTACTTGCGTCTTTGCTAATTGTTCCTATCTCTTGTTGTAGGTTAAATAGCTTTTCGTTTATATTTGTTTCTTTCTTAGCCATTGTTTTTTGTTTTTAAGATTAATTGTTTTTTTAATTGTTCGTTTTCGTATTGCAGTTCTTGTACCTTGCCAAAGAGTTCTGCTTTTGTAAATTGTTCCATATTGTAAAGATACAAAAAAATAATTAACAAAAAAAAGGAGCGACATTTCTGCCGCCCCCAAACAAAGAACAAATTTACAAGAAAAAAATCAAGTAAGCTTTTTTAGTCTTTGACTATAATCCTTAATCATATCTTCTAGATCGCTATTAGCGAACTTTACAATTTCTTTACTTTTCAAATATAATACTTCTGAGACTTCTTTTCCTAAAAAAAGAGAATATTTATATTGCTCTCCGTATTTAAAAACATTACAACCTACACACTGCGGGTGAACGTTTAGCTCGTCCCAACGAGTACTATAATGTTTCCGACTTTGAAAATGTCCCGCTTGAATGTCTTTCCAATGTATTTTTTTTGAGCAAGTACAACAAGTACAATATCCTTTTTTATCCGCTTTACTTAACCTTACCCATTGACTAAATACCGTATCGAGTTTCTTTACTAATTTACCTCTAGAAGGTTTTTTAGTTTTTGGCATTTACTAAACTAGTTAGATCTTTTTCATTCATATGGGCTTCTAGTATATAGCCGTCTAAAGGATTTATAATAGATATAGCTCTATATATTTTTCTACTAATAGCTTTAACGTTTTTCTTTTCGGTTTTACTTGAGTCTGTTCCTAGGTTAGTATAGTTATCAGCATCCATTTTAAGTAAAGTATCCGTTTTACGTTTTACGCTCCAAGTTTTATAATTTATAATTTTTCTTATTTCTTCGTCAATTTGCATTATATATAATTTAATATAAATTAATATAAATTAAGTAGTTAGTTTCCCACTACCCACCAAAGTTACTACCTTTTTTTTTAAAAATCAACTATTAGATTATTTCGATTATAAACATTAACGTCCTTGACCGCGATATTTCTTAGTATAATTTTTTGAAGATTTTAAAGCAGATTGCTTATTCTTACTATGTATTCCCTTTCTTTTTACTTTTACTTTTTTATAGTTAATAACTATTTGCTTTGCCATTTATTGGTGTTTATTGTTTCCGAACACTTTCTCTACTCCTCTGCTTCCGAAATATCCTCCAATAACGATCGAGAGAAGACCGGTTATAGAGTCTAAGGGATATCCTAAATACCAACCTACAACATAACTAATAGTTAAAAATACTAACGTTAATGGTCTTACATTACTTGATAACCAAGATCCGGATCTAGCGTCTGCAACCCAGCGCCTTGTTGTACCG